ACCTGCGTTGACACCTGCTCTGAAGTTGCTTGTGCCTGATGTATTAGTAGACATGCCATCACTTACAGTTATACCAGTAACATCTATGCCTGTTGATGTGGTGGCTAGTTTAGCACCATTGTCGTGGTAAAGAGTTACAGCACCATCTGTGGTAACTATGACCCCCTGTTCTCCAGTTGCACTTTGTAATCTAACAGAGTCTGATGCTCTGATATATAAGTTACCTGTGCCCGTGTCATCTATGTAACTGTTACTACCATTATGATATATCTGTAAGTCAGCACTAGCACCAAGTTTAATTATATCTCCATCGCCCATATTTAGATGAGTTTGTAGTGTAGTTTCTCCTGCTACGTTTAGTGTTCCATCAACGTCTACAACGTCTAGATTAGTTATGCCATCTACGTCTATGTCTCCAGATATATCTAAGGATGAACCTGTTAAAACCCCAGTTACACCTAAAGTACCTGATATAGCTATGTTTGTATCTAGCTTTGCACTAGTAACATTAGCATCTAATATTTTAACTGTTGTAACAGCGTTGCTAGCTAGCCCTGCGGCAGCTATGGTTGGACCTTCACCTGTTGTACCATCGTGAGAATGTCCACTTGAACCATTAAAAGCAGCTTGTACCGCATCAAACTCACCATCAAGGTCGGAAGCATTTATCACGTTTCCATCAGCTATATTATTTGAGCCATCATTTCTTGTATAGCCTGTTCCCATTTATTTATCTCCTAGCGTTAGTGGTGTACTGCAAAGTAGCAGCATCGATGGTAAATACAGCATCCGTATCTTCCCCTATAGTTTCGTACAAAATTGACACTGTAAAACCTGAACCTATTGTTTGTAATTCATAAATTGTTTTTTGTTTACCCCCGTATGAGGATGTACCGTAAATTCCAGAGCCGTAAGAAATGGATGCAGCTGAGTCATTTGAAAAAAGTAACGAGTCAGGCTGGATGACATTCTTTTGATCAAAGTCAAATCTTAAAGAGTAACTAAGGTCTAGCTCTCCATTTACGTCTAAGTATGTTATTCCCTTATATATAGTTTTACGAACATTGGGATCACCTAAAGGCACATAGGGAGTAGCAAACGAAGCTTGTATTTTTGCCCCATCAAAAGTATTACCTTGTTCCATCCGATAAACATAACCATCACTAGCAGCAAAGTATATAAGTTCTGTATTACCATCATATTCGCCGTATATTACGTAGGCATTGATAGCACGTAAATCGTTAAAAGCCATACCTTGTTCTAATTGTGTGGCCGCTATCCCTTTAGCCGCATCATTTGTGTACCCTGTATTATACCCAAATATTCTGTATTGGCTCTTTTCACGAATAACTGTGCTTGAAAAACCGTTTGGACTTGTGCCAATTAAATCTAACAATTCATCTTGGATCATCTTTGATACAGAACCAAGACTAAAGTCACCAAATTTATCTGTGGATGAAAATAAACGAAGCCCATCAGGGCCTAAGAATATTATATCTCCCCCCATCTCTTGTATAGTATCTGAAGCGATACAACCTAAGTTACGGGAGACTGGTTTTAATTGAAAGTCTCCTACGCTGTTTCCAGCAATTACACTAATACTACTTTGGCAAAATACAACAAGCTGATCACGAAAAACGATTAACCCCGTAATTTCATCGGCTACATTTATTATACCGCCACCGCTTGCAATTGTAAAGTCTGTATCTGCATAGGGAGCAGAAAAAGCTAATTTTTTTCCATTCCCAAGAAATATGTGGTTCTTAAAGTTAATTATAAAACTTGAACCTGACGTATCAGCAGGTAAAGAAGATAGTTGTTCAAATGTACTCCCAGCAAATCTAAAAGGCTTACCTGTTCCATCAACAATCATAAGTTTTTCTGTGCCATCAAAGTCATACTTTAAAAAGCGTACTTTACCTGTACCTCCTACTGTGACACCACTACTACTGTAAGTTCCACTATCACTTACTTGTGTCCACCCTGACCCTGAAGAGAAAAATAAATCATTTCCCCGACATGCAAACACTTTGCTATCATATCGTATTAGACCTCTAATAACACCTGCATTGGTTACAGCGTTGTCATCAAACTTCTCGTACCCTTCTACTCTTCGGTAGCCCCCAAATACAGAAGGTTCAAAGTTACGTAGTATACGTGCTGAACCCGGAGCTTGAAAGCCTTGTTGGTAAGGAGAAAGGTTTGTTACCAAGCCACCCTTAAATTCAAAGGAATGAGTTTGCCACCTATCAGGCATTAAACAGCCCTAGCGTAGAGATTTTCGTTAACAACTAAAGTTCTCATTTGTTTTAAACCGTCTTCAAATTTACGTAAAGCTAAACTGGCTGACTCAAGGTTGTCTCTGAACATGTAAGAATGGTACATCGCACCATCGACAATAACATGTTTAAATCTAAATGGTATTGTTGGTATATCATCGTGTGTGTCTAAGTCAGCAGGGATCATAAAAAATTCGTACTCAATAGTGTATGCTTTGTTAGGCATAGGTGCAAAAATAATGTCACCATCCTGTGACCGAATAACATATTCAGGGGCTGACCCTTTTGTTGAGTCAGTCTCACTTTCTTGGTCTATGTATTTGTCAATATATTCATCGTAGCTTAGTTGTTTAAGTCTTCTTGCTTCATTAAAACCTAAAGAAGTATCACGCAGTATACGAACAGTATCAAAATCTGTGTATTTAACATTTTCAGGTAGAGGATATCGTAGTTCTCCAGCAGTCAAAATAATATCATCTGTATTGTGGTTAAAGGGCCAACTAAAATCTTTTTGATTTATATCCCGAATAGTGGCATTAATCGCATCCTTTGTTTGGGCGTAGAACCCAGTAGCAGTAGCAAAATTACTAGTTGTCAGTTCTGTCTCATTAAGCCTACGACAAATTTCATTTGCAAGAGAGAGATAATTATAAGCCATTAGTTTTTCTCCACGACTCTTATGCGAACTTCTTGTTCACGAATAGTTGCATCACTAGCAGTCATACGACACACTATTTTATACGTTGTAAAAGCAGTACCAGTTCCTAAATATATTGTGGCAACAGTATCTGTGTTGGTACGGCTAACAAGTTGCAACCCGTTGACAATTTGGCTATCCGACCAAGTTTGTAGTACACCATCCGCATCGTAGATTTTCCAAATTAATGATGAAATGGTATCTGTATCTAAAGCAGTACTCCAATCAATAGAGTAATCTAGCTGATCATCAGGGTCTTTATCGGGCCATTTAAGAGACATTAGGCTGCCTTTCTTCTTTGCGAACTTGTCTGTGCAGGTAGAACAATGACAACCCTGTGTCGGCTTGTTTGTTTAGGTGGGACAGTAACAACATGTTTTTTATCGAAAGCTGATGCAGTAAATACCGTAACCACGCCTGTTGTTGTTAATGTACCTACTGAGAATGTTCCAACTACTCCTGTTAATGTTACGTTTGCTGTACCTGTTAAAGTAAGTGTATTTATGCTACCTGTAGCACTAACACTTTCTAATATCTCTGCTATATTCACTTGTACAGTGTTAACTGCACCTGTAGCACCAACTCCTGTAAGTGTTACGTTTGCTGTACCTGTTAAAGTAAGTGTATTTACAGAGCCTGTAGCACTAACACTTGCTAATACCTCTGCTATATGTACTTGTACAGTATTAACTGCACCTGTAGCACCAACTCCTGTAGATATACGTTCCGTAATATCTATCTCAAAGCCACCTGCTGCAACGCTAGTGATAGCACCTGTTGCTTGTACACCTGTTAACGCAACATTAGGTGCTACAACGCCATAACTTGCATCCCCGTATTTTCCTGTACCATAAATAGCATCAGCAATATCATAGAACGCCATGTTCTAGTCCTTAAGCAATACGTATTACAGCGTTACTTGCATCAGCAGCAGGAAACTCAATAGTTAAGTCACCAGCAGTAGCACTAACAGTACCACCAAAATCAATGACAGCTATAGCTGAATTACTATTTGCTGTATTGTAAATGATACATCCATCGGCAGAAACTGTTACGTTACTAAATACTTCATCTGCAAAATCTACAAGTGCAGTAGTACCACTGACTGTTATAGCTGCACTACCTAATGCCTGACCGCCAGCACTATAGTTAGTGCCTGATGCTTCGTCAGAGTTG